TCAGCGGTTTTCTCCCTTCGTCGCATTGTCTCGTTGCAGCTGAATTGCAGCGGGCACCGTCACGGGCTCGGGCTCGGCCGTCAGCGGCGTGACCCACTGCGCGAGGTGGTCGGCCGACAGGTGCGCGTACCGCTGCACCATTTCCATCGTCTCCCATCCGCCCAGCTCCTTGAGTACCTGCAGCGGCGTGCCGCGCTGCACGTGCCAGCTCGCCCACGTGTGGCGCAGGTCGTGCCAGCGGAAATCGCTCAGGCCGGCACGCTGCAGCGCCTTGGCCCAGGCGGCCGTGGCCGTCTGGTAGACCGGCTTGCCGCGATAGGTGAACACGCTGTCCGCGCATGCCGGCGCCCGCGGGTTCGCGCGCTGGCGGCGCAGCACGGCGATCGCGGTGTCCGAAAGCGGCACCGTGATGGCCTTGCGCGCCTTCGCCTGGTCCGGGTGGATCCACGCGACGCGCCGCGCGAGGTCGACTTGCGACCACCGCAGCCCCGTCACGTTGGCGCGGCGCAGGCCGGTCTCGAGACTGAAGCGCGCCATGTCGGCGAGATGCGCGGGCAGTTCGGCGAGCAGCCGCTCCGCTTCGGCCGGGGTCAGCCAGCGGATGCGTTTCGAGACGATCTTCGCGCGTTTCGTGACCGGCGCGCGCTCCAGCCATTCCCATTCGACCGCCGCATTCAACACCGACTTCAGCACGCCGATCACGCGTCGCACGGTGCCGTCGCTGACGGCCCGGTCGGTCTCGACGATGCCGTGCCGGGTGCGCACCGTGCGCGGTTCCTGGCGCTTCGCGAGTGCGATCGCGTCGATGCGGTTCCGGTCGATGTCGGCGAGCGCGACGCCGGACAGGTGCCGGTCGAGCCAGCGCAGGTGAATCTTCGACGTTTCCAGGCTGGCGAGGCCCGCGCGTTCGCCGACGTAGCGCACGACCGCGTCGTTCCACGAATGGCGCGGCTTCGTGCCGAGCCGCGCCTGGTTCCACAGGTCGACCTTCAGCCGGTCGTGGAATTCCTGGGCCTGCGCTTTGTCGCGGGTGCCAGTGCTTCCCTGTATCGGCGTTCCGCCGCCAGGGGGGTACAGCTTGTATTGCCAGTTGGGGCTGGTCTTGCGCTTGTAGAGCGACATGGGCGGGTTTCCTCTTGCTGATCGAGATGGGCGACTGGCGGGAGCCATTCGCCGGCGAGGTAGCGCTGCAGGGCGGCGACGGAGAAGATCCAGCGCTTGCCGACCTTGCGGCCGGGCAGCGCGCCGGCCCGGGCCTTCAGGCGCACCGTTTCGGGATGGGCGCCGAGCAGCGTCGCGGCGCCGGCCAGGTCGACGGTGGCCGGATGCGCGCTGTCGGCAGGCCGCGCGCCGGGCGGGCACGCAGCGCAACTCGTGGAATGGTGGTTTGCGTGTGAAGAGTGCATAACACGTTGATGTTCAAGCGTTTTGTTGGCCATCGGTTGCCATCATTCAGGCGTGGCGGCCGCGCGGAACCCGTGGCGCGAAATCGCTGCATCGCCTGCGACCGATGGCAATGCGGCCCCGACTCGTGGTGCGCGATGGCGGCGCGTCGCAGCGGCTTCCCGGGTCTCTTTCTTCTTTTTCTTCAATGAGTTGAAGAGAGAGAAAGAAGAAGGGGCTGCCGCCGGCGCGCCAGCCGGACTCATGGCAAAAGCGGCATGACACGTGGCGAACCCGGCGCGACGCAAGGCGGCAGTTTCTTCAGGAATCAAGGACTTGCGTGCCGGCAGCCGCGATAACCACGACTCGCGTGCGCTGCCCGCCGGCTCCCGACGGGCACCGCCGCACGATGACGGACCGGACAGGGCGCGTCTCATGCGCGGCCTCCCTGCAGCGCATCGGTCGCCAGGTCCTCGCGCACCGACACGTGCAGGCCGAATGCGGCCAGGCGCTCGAGCGACACCGGCGTCAGGTACGGTACGCGGCGCATGTAGATGCGGCGCTCGACCTCCTTCTCGCCGACCACGACGCCGGCGTGCTTGAGCTGCGCCTTGAACACGCGATCGGACTTCACCGGCAGGCCGTTCCACTTGTCGCGCAGCGCGCTCGTGTGCGCGAGGTGATCCATCACGTGCCCGGTGCGCAGCAGCAGGCAGAATTCGCCGTCGACGGTGTCGAACGTGTACGGATGCTTGTAGTTGCCGCCGTCGATTTCCGACAGCACCGTTTCCATGATCCAGACCCACGGCTCGCGGTCGGCGCTGGTTTCGGCGACGTGGCCGTTCATCTCGGCGATCAGGTCGCGCGGGAACTCGCCTTCGCTCGGGTCCATGCCGGCGAATTCGCACAGGTAGCGCCACGCGAGGCCGATCGCCGCGTAGTTGCCGGCCATGCGCCGCGCGCCGTCGTCCTCGCCGCTCGCGCGGCAGCCGGCGAGCGCCTTGTCGCGCAGCGTCGCGTACTGGTCGAGCGCGGTGCGCCGGTCGAGGCCGGTCAGGAACTCGAGCCATTGCCGGACGGGGAAGCGCGGCAGGTCGTCGGGCAGCAGCGGCCCGCGCTTGCCGGTCAGCGTCGTGCGCACGAGCTTGCCGAGCAGGCTGCGCACCGGCACGTCCTCGCCGGCGAGCATCACCGGCGCGCACAGCAGGTATTCGGTCATGTCGGTGCCGCGCCGCGTCACCGTGTACTGGTAGTTCTCCTGCAGCAGCCCGACCGCCTTGTCGATCACGTCCTGCCGCCGTGCCGACAGTTCTTCCCAGCCGACCGGGTGGCTCGTGTGACTGATGCTGGTCAGCAAGCGGAATTCGGTCTGCAGCGATTGCCCCGAGAACATCGTGAACGCGAGCGAGCGTTCGAGCCGCTTGATGAGCGTCGACTTGCCCGCGCCCTTGTTCGCCTGGATCGTGAGATGCGGCCAGAAGCCGAGCAGCGCCTTCAGGTGGCCGCCGAGCGCCCACACGAGCGGGATCGTCGCGGCGTTCTGGCGGAACGTCGTCTGGTAGGCGGCGATCACGCGGCGCGCGTCGCTCACCGGGCCGCCCGGGAACGTGAGGTTGTGATACGGGCACTGCTTGTCCGCTTCGGTGAAGTAGCAGTCGGGGCCTTCGTTGACGATCAGCCGCCCGTCGCGCCACGCGAGCCCGACGAAGTTCGCGGCGCGGCGCGCGCCGAGGTCGGCGCCGCGCTCGAGGATGTTCACCATCCGCTTGAACGGCGCCGGCGCCCAGATCGGGCCGAACTTGCTCCACTGGTCGACGTTGTGCAGCTGATCGTCGAGCATCACGCGGCGGATCAGTTGCGCACCGTGCCGCGGCGCCTGCACCGACACGGCGAAGTAGACGGTGGGCGCCTGGTCGGCGTCACCCGTCATCGTCGACGTCGCGCTCGCGACGGCCACGCGGCTGATGCCGGCGATGCGGAAGCCGCACAGGTCGGTCATCACGGGCGTGTCGACGCCGGATTCCTCGTTGCGATCCATCTTGGTGATGTAGCTCGTGAAGTCGGGCCGCACGCGAAACCGCCAGTACTGCGCGAAATCGTGCGCCGGCAGGAAGATGCGCGGCCGGCCGCGGCGCGATGCGTCGCCGGGCAGGCCGGCGACGAGCCACGGCTCGAGCTGGTCGAGCGCGCGCGCCAGGTCGGCCGGGCCGCGCAGCTGCAGGTAGTCGTTCACGTCGTTGATCGGCGTGCGCGCGGCGTCGCCGTCCGCCAGATCCGCCAGCCAGTCCGACTGGTCGACCAGCACGGCGCTGATGTCGAGCGCGGTCAGCCGTTCATGGAGTGCCCACGCGGCCTCGGGGCCGGGGCGTTGCCCGGCGCGCGGGTGGCCTTCCGCGAACGGCTCGTCGTTGTCCAGGCAGATCGTGACCTGCTTGCCGCGCAGGAACGTGAAGTCGATGCGCTCGACGTTCGCGAGGCCGCGCAGCGCGAGCGCGGCCGTGCCGGGCAGCGCGCACGTGTCGATCGACAGCGCGTTGATCGCGCTTTCGACGATGATCACGCGTTTCGCGCGGTCGAGCCGGCGTGCGTCGGCGGTCCAGCCGTAGCCGGCCTTGTCGCCCTGGGTCTGCGTCTTGACGCCGCCGTTGAGCGCGGGGTCGACGTAGCGCATGTCGACCGCGACGACGCGCGCATCGCCCGGCGCGCGCACCACGAACGCGGCGGCGGGGCCGCCGTGGCCGACGTCGCCGGCAGCGATCTTCGGGCTCGTCCACGTATTGAAGCCGAGCGTGCGCGCCGCGAACGCCGCGTCGAGCGCCGCGGCGGAAATGCCGCGGCCGCCGAGATAGTCGCGCACGCGATCGCGCTCGGCCGTGCAGCGGTCGGCGATGTACTCGATGGTGGATTTCTCGCGGCGCTCGGCGGGGGCCGGGCGCTCGGACGGGAGACCGTAAGCGTCGTGGAGATAGCGGACGGCGTCGGCCACCGTGCCGCCGCGCGCGTGGATCACGAGGTCGATGCACGAGCCGCCGGCGTCGGCGCTGTGATCGCGCCAGCCGGTGCCGTACTTCGGGTGATTCGCATAGATCGACAGCGACGGGCTGCGGTCCGCGTGCTGCGGCGAGTGATAGAGCGCGCGGTCGCCGCCGCGGCCCCGTTTCAGGCCGAGGCGGCCGGCGAGGTCATGCAGGTCGATGTGTCGTTTCAGTTCGTCGATCGAGGCCATGTCTGGGTCATTGCTGCCGTTCGGGTTGCGGTGGTGCGGGCGGTGCGGGATGGCCCATCGCGGCTGGGGAACCGGCGAGCGCGCGCAGCGCGGCGGCGGATTGCGGGAAACCGAGCGCGAGGCGATCGGCGAGCGCCGACACGAAGCGGCCGAGCGTGCGTTGCCGCTCGGGGCTGTCCGGCGGGGCGTCGAAGCTCAGCGTGTCGGCGGCTGCAGCGATCGCGGCGCGCAGTGCGACGTCATGCGGCGCGGGTTCGGTGGCGTAGCGGTTCATGGGCGCGCCTCCTGGTAATAGACCCGTACGCATTGCGCAGGGTGGCGGACAATCGCCGGGCTGGCGGAGCATCGGACGGCGCGGCCCGCTTGGATCGGGATCATGAGGTGTCCTTTTCAATGGCAAAGACGATCCCTCGCGCCGTTCAGGCACGATGCGAGGGAAACGCGGGAACGAGGGGTTAGGGCGTCAGACCGGCAGCTCGAGCTGCGCGGCCAGGCGTTCGCGGACGTGCGGCGAGAGCGGCAGCTGCAACGCGAGGTTCGGGACGGCGGACGGCGACAGCGTGCGGGCGAATTCCATGTTGACGACGTACGTGTGGCCGCACTCCGGATTCGCGCACTGGAACGTGATTTCGCGGAACGTCAGCGACATTTCGCGGCTGCTGCGCGCGGTGGCGCGGGTGCGGCAGTGCGGGCAACGGTTCAGGATTCGCATGGGGGCGTGCTCCGGGCGAGAGTCTGCGCAGGGCCGGACGGGCAGCGGGCTGCGCGGGCGATCCGGCTGCATCGCTGGCCGATCGGCGGATTGGTGCGGGCGTGCGCGCGGCTCACAATCGACGCTGCGGGCACGGACGGTCGGGCGCGTTCGACGGTGCGGAACATGAGGGCGCCCGGTTCAACGGCCGGCGGTGCGCGAGCGCGGTGTCGCGATCGCGCGCAGGTGGCTCGCGCCGATGCGGATCAGTTCGCGCGCCATGCTCGAGATCGAGCGGTTGCGCTGCGCCGCGAGTTGCTCGAGCTCACCGCGCTCGACCGGCGTCAGCCCCACATAGACGGGTTTGTCCGACATCGTGCCGCGCGGCGAACGGCGCGGGCCTTTGGGAGTAGTCATGGTCGGTATACTTTGTCGAGATAGTCTTGCGTTACGGTAAGGCCAGTGTAATGAGCAAAAAACAGCGCGTCAATTGTTAATGGGTAATTTATGACACAAATCGGGAGTCGCTTGCGGGACGAGCGCTTGCGGATCGGGCTCAGCCAGGACGAGTTTGCGACCGTGGGCGGAGTCGCGAGGCGCTCGCAGTCGGCGTACGAGTCGGATGAGCGCTCTCCCGACGCGTCCTATCTGCTGGCCGTTCGAGAGATCGGTGTCGATATCGGCTACGTGCTGACCGGCGAACGGTCCGCCGCAGGCGAACCGGCGTCGGAGGCCGGCGGCCGCGACGCGGACGAAGCCGACGTGCTGGCGATGTACCGGCAGCTCAACGACGCCGGCAAGGCATCGCTGCACGCGTTTCTCGCCAGCTGCATCAGCACGGGCGCGATGGTGCAGGCGGCGCCGGCGCGGCGCGCGAAGCGCCTGCCGGAGAATCGCCGTGCGGCACTCGATCAGCGCACGGCGGAAAACGTCGAACGCGCGATGGCCGAGGTCGAACGGCTGAAGTCCGAACGCGCGGCGAAGCAACCGAAGAAATAAGCGGCCGCGCGACCCGACGCACGCGCCGCTGCGCATGCCGGCAGCGCGCTACATGCGGTCGCAGGCTGCACGATTCGAGCGGCGGCGCGTCCGGTGGCGCGGGCGGCCTGCCCCCTTTCCGTTTTCCGATTCCACAGCGGTGCGCCGAGCGCGCCGCGCCGTGCCATCGGATAAAATCGGACGAATCACTGTATATCCATACAGTATTGGTTTAGCATTCTGAAAGCCGGTGAGCTGGCGGCGGGGCGTTCCGAGGCGACCCGTCGTGTCAGGCGGCCCCCGGTGGATGACTGAGTTTGCGGAGACCGGAAAATGGACACCAACAGGAAGCACGACATCGGGACGATCGGCGCGTCGGCGCACGCCGACCACCGCGCGGACACGCGCGGATTGACGATGGGCCCGCCGCGATATCGTCAGGACCTGACCGACGACGAACGGGCCGACGCACACGCCGCGATCGACAGCGCGATGCAGTCGGTCGGGCAGGTGCTCGAGGCCGCGCTGCAGGCGATGGCCAATTTGCGCAATGCGCGTGCCACGTTGCAGCAATGCGGCGACGCGCGGGACACGCGCATGACGCTCGGCGGGCGTCAGCAATCGAGCTGAAGCACCACCTCTCATCCCCGCCGGCCGGCATTCGCTCCGGCCGCTGCGTCGAACCCGAGCCGCGCATCCCGCGCACTGCCTCGCCCCGCCCACCGAGATCCTGAATTCGCCACCGCGATCGCGTGCCTGCGATCGCGGCCCTGGCCGTTACTTCACCCGTCAGCGCTTGCCGGTTCGCCCCGACTTCTTTGGCGCGTCGCGTACCTCGAGCTCGAGCGCGGTCGTGAACCCGCCGTCGCCGATCGTATGCGTCGCCTTCTTCACGAGCCACGGCGTCTCGTCGATTTCCGGCTTGAACCCCGTCACGGTGACGGGCATTTCGGGAAACAGCTCGGGCCGGCCGAGCGCGAGCGTGTAGCTCAGCGTCGACTGGCCGCGCTGCGTGCGCGCATAGTCGGCCTGCGCGGCCGCCCGGGCCTCGGCTTCCGTCGCGTAATCCTCGGGCAGCACCTTGACGTTCTTGCCTTTCGCGTCGCCGACGACCACCGACAGCCGCCGCGCGCTGCCGTTCGAGTGATAGTGCGCGCGCACCGACGTGTAATCGTCGCGCTGCGCGATGTGGTAGCGATGCTGGTCGCCGCTCGCGCGGGTGATGGCCAGCACGTCGAGCGGCTTGCCGCTGACGGTCTTGCCGCTGCCGATCGGCGTGAACAGCAGGCGCTTGTCCTTCACGGTCATCACCGCGTCGTAGCGCCTGGCGAGGCGCGTCAGGAACGACATGTCGGATTCCTGCGTCTGGTCGACATGGTCGATCCGCGTCGCGGCGAGCGTGGCGTCGACGGCGGCCGTGAGCCCGTGGCGCGTCGCGATGGTGCGCACGATCGCGCCGATCGTCTGCCGGTGCCAGCTTTTCTCGCGGCGCTCGTGCATGCCCTTCGTCATCGATGCCGAGCGCGCGCGGATCGTGATGACGTCCGGTGCGCCGCCGTGCTCGACTTCGTCGACCGTGAACGCGCCCTTGTCGACGAGCGGCTCGCCGACCCAGCCGATCGACAGCTTGATGCTCGCGCCGCGCTTCGGAATCGCGAACGTGCCGCGCGCGTCGTCGAGCACCAGGTCGAGCATGTCGGCCTCGTCCGCACGCGATTCCGACAGCGACAGGCTGATGAGGTTGGGCGCGATCAGGCGCGACAGGTCGCGGCCGTCGAGCGTGATCCGATAGTCGGCCTGCGGCTGCACGCGACCCGCGCGGGCCTGCGCATCGCCCGGCTTGCGTTCCAGCGTGCTCATTGCTCGTCCGCTCCGCTTTCGTCGTCCTGCTGCGGCTCGGCTAGCACGCCGTCGTCCACGCGCTTGAGCGTCAGCGTGAACGCGATCTTGCGGGCGATGCCTTCCTTCGTGTGATACGTGGCCGTCTCGTTGAGGCTGTCGATCACGTACGCGCCGTACACGTTGCCGTTCCCGTCGACGAGCACGTAGGCGTCGCCGGCGTCGCCCATCCGGGCGAGTGCCTCGATCGACGCGATCTCGCCGATGCCGTTGTCGGGGGCGACGATGCCGGACAGGGTGATCGTGTCGTCGCCGGCGCCGGTGAACTGGCTCGCATCGCGCACGCCGATGCGCGAGCTGGTGCGGTGCTTCCAGTTGCGTTGGCGCTGGAGCTCCTGGTACGGCGTGGTTGCCAGGCTGAAAACGAACTGGTCGAGCGACATCATCATGGGCGGGTTTCCTTCAACGAATGGTCAATCGGACAGGCGCGAGCCGGCGCGCGACGCCTTCGCGCGTTCGGCGCGTTCGAGCTCGGCGCGCACCATGCGCGCGATCTCGGCCGCGTCGGCGCCGGGCGGCGGTGCGATGTTGATGGTGACGGGGCCGCTCGCGGGCGCGGCGCTGGCGGCAGCGGCGGCCGGCGCCGTGAGCGGTGCACGGTAGTCGAGCGACAGGTTGTAGCGCTCGAGCGGGGCGGCAGCGGCGATCGCGGGGCTCGCGGCGAATGCGGGCGGGCCGACCAGCGCGGCGGTGGTCGTGAGCGCGGCGGCGGTGCGGGCCATGAGTGACGGGGCGCCGGCCGTGGCGTCGTCGGGCGTGGTCGAAGCCTTTATGCCGAGTTTTTCCTTGGCCCAGTCGCGCATCGAACTGCCCAGGCCGCCGACCGTCTCCTTCACCGCGACGAAGCGGCTCTTGATGCCGTCGACGAGCCCCGACACCAGGCTGGCGCCGATTTCCTGGAAGCGCGTGCCGATGTCGCCAAACCAGTCGCCGATGCCGCCTATCGCGGTCTTCACCCACTCGACGGTGGCGTCCCATTTCGCGGTGATCCAGTCGCCGGCCGCGCCGAACGCGCCCTTGATGGCTTCCCACAGCGCGAGGAACTTCGGGCCGAGCGTGTCCCAGTTCTGCCAGACGTAGATGGCGGCCCCCGCGATCACGGTGATCACGGCCATCAGCGGATTCGCCAGCGCCAGCCGGCCGAGCACCATGAATGCCTGCCCGACGAGCCTGAACGCGCTGACCATCGACGTCGCGAAGCGGAGCACGTTCACTGTCCCGAGCACGTTGCCGAAGACGCTTGCCAGCGTGCCCACGACGGTGAGTACGCCGCCCAGCCCGGCGAACGCCGTGGCGAGGATGCGGGTGGCCGTGCCGTGTTCGCGCACGAACTTCACGATCTTCTCGAGCACGGTGGCCGTGACGTCCAGTGCCGCGTTGTACATCGGCGTGATCTTCTCGCCGATCTCGAGCTTCAGGTCGCGCAACTGCGCGAGGACGATGAGCTCGCGGCCCGCGGTTGAATCCGCGGCTTTCGCCCGCATGCCGGTGATGCCGTCGGCGGCGGCGCTCTGCCGCTCGGTGTCGTGGATCTGCTCGCGCTGGTCGTACATCGTGGTGAGCAGGTTCCCCGCGGCCTTGTCGGGAAACAGTTTCGCCAGCTCGGCCTTGATCTTGTCGGGACTCGTGATGCCCTTGGCGGCGAGCTTCGGCAGCAGCACCTTTTCAAGCCATTCGAGCGGCGACGCCTGCAGCATGTCGCTGCCCGCCAGCGCCCCCGGCTTGAGCCCGGCGATCGCACCGTTTTTCCGGTGCGTGAGCCCTTTCGGATCGACGAGGCCCAGCGCCGCCAGCCGTTGCGCGGCGAGTGCGGACGCCTTGCCCTCGAGCGCGCTGCCGGACAGGGCGGCCAGGCCTGCGCCGGCCGACTTGCCGCCCAGCTTTTCGATGAGCGGCTGCATCTGGTAATAAAACGCGTCCGTGCGCAACTTCTTGGCCGCGTTGCCACCCGATTCGGCGAAGTTGTTCCACTCGTCGCCGCTGACCTTGCCGCCGGTCGCCGTCTGCATCTTCTGCACGATGTTTGCTTCGGCGGGGAACGCCGCGTCATCCTTCGTGCCGCCGCGCAGGTCGATCACCTTCACCATGCTCATGATCTGGTCGACGTTCTTCTTCGCGCCTTCCTTGCCGAACAGCGCCTCGTTCGCGAATTTCATGCTCTCGAGCAGAGGCATGACGACCCGTGCGCGTTGCTCGTCGCCGCCCACCGCCGACAGCGACTCGCGCATCAGGCTCAGGTTGTCGATGGTCGACAGCCCCGGGGCCTGCTGCGCGCGCGCGAACTTCACCGCGTCGGCCGACGCACCCGCCGCACGCATGCGCAGCGTTTCGCTTTCGGCCTGCTTCGCGGCGTCGAGTGGATCGGACAGCATGCCGAGCATGTTCTTGCCGACACCCTTGACCGTCTCGCCGCGCTTCGCCCACTTCTCGCCGACGCCGCGCAGTGCGTCGATCCTGGCGCGCCGGGCATCGGCCTGCTGCTGGCGCCGGGTGTCGTACCCGCGCACCCCCGCGTCGATCATCGACGCACGCGACGCCATCGTCGCGCGGAGGTTGCGCTCGTCCCGCGACAGGTTGCGCGTGTCGATGCCCGCGCCGGCGAGCTGGGTGCGCATGGCTTGCACACGGCCGGCCTGGTAGTGGTGCGCGGACGCCAGGTTCTCGGCCGCGCGTTGCGCCTTGTTGAAGTCACTGATCATCTGTTGCGACGGCGAGCGGGTCGCGCGCAGCGACTGGGCGAGCGTGTCGACGCGTGCGCGTGCCGCCGAGAGGTCCGATGCCGTCGTGGCGAGGCCCTTGCGCATCTCGCGAAACTCGCCGATGCGCTTCTGCGTCTTCGCCATGTCATCCAGCTCGCGGCGGGTGGCCCGCAGCGAATCGGCCAGCCCCTTGTTGCCGGTCAGCATCATTTGCAGGGGCTTCGTCATGTTGTCGACCATGTCGAACATGACGCGCAGTTTCGTGGTGTTGTCCATCGTCGATCGTTTCGCTCATTGGGCGCCGGCGCGTACTCGGGCGCGCTCGCGCCAGTCCATCAGCTCGGCCAGGCTGAAGGCATCCATCACGGGCGGTGTCCAGCCGAACACCGTCGCGATGTCTGCCATCGGGTCTTCTACGCGGTCTGGGAGGCCAGTCGGGATTTCACGGCCTTCGGCATTAAAAAACCGGCGAAGATGCCTCCCAGCTGCACGAGGTCGGCGGGGTCGATGCCGGCGACGTCGGCTTCGGTCAGCATCGGCGAGCTGATGCGCGGCAGCACTTTCGACAGCGCGACGACGTCGAGGCTGACGAGGTCGGACAGCGATACGCCGCGCAGTTCGCCCGATTTCGGCTTGCGCAGCGTGATCGACGTGATCGTCTGGTTGCCGCGCACGAGCGGCGTGTCGAGCGTGTGGGTGGCCGGATCGTCCTGGTCGGGCGCGGCGACGGCGGTGACGGCGGACGCATCGGCCTGCGAGTCGTTCGCGGCCGGGTCGGGTTGCATCGGATTCATGGTGGTCCTGTCGGTGATCAAGCGGGGGGAAGGGCGAGGAAGGGCCCGGCCGGCGTGACCGGCCGGGCGGCGGATTACAGGCCGATCGCGTTGCGCAGCGCCGCGAACAGGTCGTTGCCGTTGACCTTCTCGATCATGTTGACGAAGTCGATCTCGATCACGTCCTGGCCGTTCACGGACAGCTTGTAGTAGCTGGCGACGGTCGTGACCTTGAACGCGGTGTCTTCCTTCGACTTCGCGGTGCCCGGGTCGATTTCGCTGTGGCGGCCGCGGATCACGATCTCGATCGCGTCGACGTTGGTCGAATCCTCGGACTGGTAGCCGCCGGCGAAGCGCAGCAGCACGCCGTCGTGCTTCGTGATCGCGTATTGCCCGAGCACGGAGCGCATGAAGCCGCCGCAGGTCCATTCGAGCTGGATCCCTTCCTGCCCGAAGTCGACCTTGATCGGGCCGCTCATGCCGCCGCCCTGGTAGTCCTCCATCTTGCGCGTGAGCTTCGGCAGCGTGACTTCGACAACCTGGCCGACGAAGTTCTCGCCGTTCTGGAACAGGTTGAATCCCTTGAGTTTGCGAGGCATACCCATCGTGTTTGACTCCTGGTGAGGCCGGTCGTTACGCGCTGACGCGCGCGGCGAAATCGGCGAGGTAACGGTCGGTGATGCGCTGGCGCAGCATCAGGTTTTCGAGCGGCGGAACCGGCGTGTATTCGTAGTCGAGATACGCCTTGCCGGACTTCAGCACGTCGGTCGTGTTCGGCTCCGGGTCGTACCAGGCCGAGCCGCCGATCAGGTAGCCCTGCGAGATCCATTCGCGGAACTTGGCGTTGATCGTTTCGATGATGTCGCGCGGCAGCGACGGGTTGAGCGGGCCGTCGATGATGGCCATCTGCGCTTCGGCGATCGAATCGGCGATGACCTGCGCGGTGCGCGTGTAGTTCTCGAACGCGAACAGCGGATCGTCCGAGCACGTGCGCGAACCCCAGAAGCGGAAGCCGTTGCGGTTCACGAGCGTCGTCACGTCCTGCTCGTTGAGGAAGCCCGCGTCCGTCGCCGGATCCTGCAGGTCCCACGACACGTCGGCGCTGATGCCGGTGACGCCGTTCACGCCGACGTTCGACAGCGTCTTGTGCCAGCCCGTGTCGTTGTCGATCTTCGCGCGCAGGCCGGCCGCGTACGCGGTGGCCGGCACGACGACGGTCTTGTTGGTCGTGTCGTCCCACGCGAGGAAGTCCGGCCAGACGACCATCAGTTCGCGCTGGCTGAACTGCTTGCGATAGGTGACGGCTTCTTCCTTCGTCTTGCAGCCGTTGGCCGATACGTAGGCGAACGCGCGCAGCGACTGCGCGATCGACGCGAGCGCCGCGGCGACGGGTTGCGTGTCGAGGCCCGGCGTCGCGAGGATGCGCGGCTTCACGCCGAAGCGCGCCTGCGCGCCGAGCAGCGCCTTCATGCCGGTGTACTTGCCGTCGGCGGTGACCGTGCCGATCACGTTGGTCGCCGTCTCGGCGGCGTCCTTGCCTTCGGCGACGCGCACGACGATCGTGACGGGCTTGGTCTGCCGGCCGATCGCGTCGAGCGTGCGGCGCAGCGTGCCTTTAGTGCCGGCCTTGCCGAGTGCGGCGACAACGTTGGTCAGCAGGACGGGCGTGTCGAGCGGGAAGGCGGTGGCATCGGCGTCGGACGCGGTGCAGACGATGCCGACGACGGCCGTCGACACGGTGCGGATCGGGCGCGAGCCCTCGTTGATTTCGATGACGCGTACGCCGTGGTGGTAATCCTGCGGCATGGTGTGTGGCTCCTGTGTGTGCAGATCAGATGAAAGAGAACGGGAGAAATCCCGTGCGGATCAGGCCGCGGGGTCCGCGACCGGAGCTGCAGGTGCGCTTGGCTCGTCGGGCTGGGGTTGGGGGGCCGGCTGTGGCTCCGGCTTCGGTTCCGGCTGCGGCTGCGGTTCCGGCTGCGAAGGCGGAGGCGGTACGTACGGCGCCGGCGTAGTCGGCCACGTCACCGCATCGGGGAACGTGTCGGACTGGACGACCGAAACGAGTGCCATCTGGTAGGCCGACCAGGCCTTGAAGTAATAGACGCCCTCGTCGTCGAGCAGGCCCGCGGCATAGGCATCGGCCTTGCCGGCGTTCGCCTTGCGTGCGGCTTCGAGTCGTCGCTCGAACTCGGCCATCGCGGCGTCGCGTTTTTCGCGTTCGAGCAGCGCAGCCGGAACGGCCCACGCGCCGTTGATCCATGCGTGGCGCGGCGACGGTTGCGGTTCGGTCGTGAGGCCGAGTTCGTCGGGCGTCTTGCCGGCAGTCGCGATCTCGACCGGTTCGCCCGTGTCGGTGCGATAGCAGAGGCGGCCGCGGAAGTCCGGCAACAGCGTCCACGCGTTGTCGCGATAGAACGGCCAGGTCGTCGGCGTGCGCGCCGGCGGCTCGTCGAACGTCGCCCATGACGGCACGAGCCAGCGTTCGGGGTTGCGCGGATCGGCGTCGGGCTGGCCGCTGCTCAGGTATTCGCCGGTCTGCGAGCTGTAGTGGTGAATCAACATAGATTGGAGTCCGAGAGTTAGTAAGCGCGGATCATCGCGAGCAGCGCAATATTGCGCGGCCGTGCTTCGTTCCCGCCGTCCGCGTTGACGGTGATGGCGTGGCTGTGATTGCCGGCGCCGCCGATGCCGACGTTGTGGCCGTGAGTGCCGGCGCCTTCGGTGTTGAATTCGTGGTTGTGCCCCCCGGCCGGACTCGTCATCCCCCACACGTTGTCGCCGTCGCTGCTGCCGGAGCCCGTGTTGCCGGACCCCCAGGTTCCCCATGGCGGGCGGTAGACGGACGGGTTCTCGCCCCACGGCGACACGTGCTGGTGATCGCCTACGCCGGCGGTCCAGCCATGGTGGCCGTGCCAGCCCTGTGAGTCGGTCCACGCGGAGTGCACGTGGTCGCCGACTGCGGCCGCGCTTGCGCCGTGTGTGTGCGATCGGTTCTGGGCGCCTTGATACGAGCCGATGCCGCGTTGAGCATCGATGTCGTCGCGACCGTCTGCCCAGCAGCGAATGAACTCGCCGCGCAGCTCCGGGAGGCGGAACGTCGTCGTGCCGTCGCCGGTGGAGAAGCAGCCCCAGCGTTCGTTGCGCCATTCATCGTCCGAGACGAGCGTGCCACTGGCCTGCGCATAGGCCCAAAGAGCGGGGTAGTCGGCACGATTGACGAGCACGCCGTTCGCTTTCAGGAACCCGGCGCGCGGCAGCGTGCGCGGCTCGAATACGATCTGGCCGACCGTCGCCGTCGAGAGTGCTGCCAGTACCCATTCGGTCGTGGCGAGCGCCTTCGAGCGATCGCCCGTTGCGGGTGTCGGGCCCTGCACGGGTGTCTGGAAGACGGTGCCGCCCGGCGTGAACGAAACCTGCGGGATCGAGTTGCAGGTCACGCCGAACGAGCCGTCGTTGATGTGGTACAGGCCCGTATCTGGTTTGCCGTCGTTGATGAACGTAATGCCGGGCGCGGATGGCGTGCCTTCGGCTGCGAGAATCTGTGCGCCGGCCGACATCGCGAAGCCGGTCGACTGGATCGGATTCGGGAGGTTGCCGGTGTGCCATACCGGTTTGCCGTCTACCCGGAAAGTTCGGTCCTCCGAGAAATACTGGAATGCGCCAGCATTACCTCCCCACCAGCCAACCGATCCGGCGTTGCCATAGATATATCCGGCGGCGGAGCCGAGCCTGATATGCGCTTCGGCATTGCTCATCCCGACGGAAAGTTCGCCGCCGATATAGGTCATTGCCCCGCTGCCATTGATCCGGACCGTCCCGTCGGCGAGCGACCAGGCGAACGGGCGGAAATCATTCCACTGGCCGTCCAGATCGCCTTTCTTGGTCGACAACAAGTAAACGTTTGTACCGTCGTTGCGCAAAAAGGCGCCGTAGTCGCCGTAGACCATTCGGAAATGCGCACCGTTGGCGTCCATGTCGCGCGAGGTTACCGCGCCCTTGAACGAGGCACTTCCGGCGGCCTGGATTACGTTGCGGCCGTCATCAACAGACGTCCCAACCAACATGCGACCAGACGGCAGCACGCGAACGCGCGCTGCATTGCCCGCGACGATGTCACAGGAGCCGTTGGCGTTTTCCGAACCGATGGTTGCGTTGCCTGCGGTGCGGAAGTAGCCATTGGCGTCGTCGGCAGAAACCCAGGCTTTGACGGTGCCTTGGCCTCCGGAGACGCTCGTGCCATACGTGCGAGAGTTGCCGTCGACCTGCAGCCGCGAGCTCCCGTCGTCATTCTTGACGTCGCCGACGAGCATCCGGCCGCCGTACGCGATGCGCAGGGCGCGCGCCTGGTTCGCGTCTATCTCGGCGTCGTTGCCGGTCTTGTTGACCCACAGATCGACGTACTCGCGTCCCCACGCCCCGTTGTCGAAGCCCGCCCGAACCGTCGCGATCAGGCGCGTCCCGATATCGGCGTGGTTGCCTCCAAACGTGCCATGCAGGCGTACGCGGCTTTCCCGGCCGTTCTTGCCGGTCGGCGGACGAATCGTGACGTGTGCGGTATCCGGACCCGCGTCGAACTCGGTGACGACCGGCCCGGTGAATCTCGCCCCGGTCAACGCCGCGTAGCGCGACGCCGCGGTTTTCGGCGTCACTGCACGCGTATCATCCGCACCCGCGTTCACTTCCGCCTGCGTCGCCAGCTCGACCACGCCTTGCCGCTCCGTGGTCGCCGGCGGATTGAGGAACGACGCGTCGCCGAATACGAGTTTCGTCGCATCGATCGCCGTGAACTGCATATCGGACGACAGCAGCAGCAACGCGGCCGGCGACTTCTCCATGATCGGCGTCGTCTGGCCATACGCGGCCAGCAGCACACCGTTGTCGAGGTAGAGGCCGAACCCATAGAGCGAGTACTGGTCCGTCGAGTCGTCCTTGAGCGTCGTATGAATCGTGTCCGGCGCGACGTTGGCGCCGCCGAAGGACTGGATCCGCTTCAGCTCGTTCGGCAGCTTCGTGAGCCCCTTGTCGGCGACGAACGGCGCGTTCGCCAGGCCGATTTCCACGACCTGGTGGGCATTCGTGCCGCCGTTGCCGGCGGCGACGAGCGCGGCACGGCCGGCGTCGGTGATGATGATCTGGGTTGCCATGTGCGATCAGTAGTCGGTGAGGTTCAGGCGGCGATAGGCCGCCACGCGCGCGGCGGCGCCGACCGGTTGTCGGCCCCGCATCTCGAAGCCCTGCGTGAACGTGTAGTGCGCCCGTACGGGCTTGGTCCGGTCGATTTCCGCGAGGATGTCGGCGACGTATTCGGCGGTCGGCGGGTTGCCTTCCTGGCCGCTGACGGTCATCACGAGGTCGAACGTGCCGGGCCGGCCCGGCGGGCGCTGCTCGAACCATTCACGCAGGACGATGTTTCCGCCGAAGGCCGCGACGACTTCGCGCACCGCGGCGGCGGTGCCCTTGCGGCGCGCGATCGGAATCGCCTGGCCGACCCGGGCACGCTTCACGTACTCGGGCCAGTAGTCCTTCCACGCATCGACGCCGAGGTGCCACGCGAGCCACGGCAGCAGGTCGGACCGGATCGCGTCCGGGTTCATCAGCGTCGCGAGCGGCGTCGGCACGTCGTCGATGCGCGCGTTCGTCGCGGCGAGCCGGCGTTCGAGCCGCGTCGCATTCGGCGGGAGGACGTCATTCATTGCTGTACACCCCGCCGTCGATCAGCTCGATTGAGGTGCAATACGGCGCCTGCTGCTTCGTCGCCGGCAGGCCGGCCGACGGGCTTTCGAGGATCACCTTCTGCACGCCGGCCGCGCGGGCGGCCGCGTAGATCCCGTCGAGCGTGACTTCCATCCCGAGGCGGTGCATGGATTCGGTGTATTTCTTCATCGCGCGGTTGGCTTCCGCGAGCGCCACCGCGCGATCCGGGCCGGCGAAGAACACGAGCCGCGCGCGCACCTGGTAGCGCAGGATTTCCGCGCCGCGCACCGTGACCTTGTCGGTCAGCGGCCGCACGTCGTCGGCCTGCAGCGCGGCCGCCACCGCGGCGATCAGTGCAGGGTCCGCCGTGCCGTCGCCATCGCGCGCCAGCACCGAGACGAGGACTTCGCACGGGGCCGGGCTGACGGCCGACGCGTCGAGCACGCGGCCGTCCGCGTTGCGTGCGTGCGAAACGTACGCGCCTTCGGGGCCGGCGACGGACAGGCTCTGCGGCGCGAGCTGCGTGCGGGCGCGCAGGTCGGTATCGCTTTCCATGACCGCCGCGACGTTGTGTTCCGGATCGGCGGGCGTGATCGTCAGGCGCCGGATGCCGAACAGCGCCGCGAGATGATCGAGGTCCGTGCCGACCGCGTAGGCGAGCATCACGGCGCGCGCGGCGTCGTTCACGCGTTGCCGCAGCACGATCTCGCGGTACGCGTTTTCCTGCAGCAGCTTCACGACCGGCTCCGATTCGAGCGCGAGCGTCGCGGCGATCTCGGCCTGTTCGTCGGCCGGGTAGAGCGACACGAAGCGTGCCTTGCGCGCGGCAAGCAGGGCTTCGTAGTCGATCGTTTCGACGACGTCGGGTGACGGCAGCTGCGAGAGGTCGATCGGCGTCACGCTCATGCCGGGCTCCCGTTCGTCATCGGCACGCGGGTCGATACGGCCGTGCCGTTCTCGCCGGTCCAGCCTTCGATGTCGAGATAGACCGACCCGGTGGCCGCATTCGCGTCGTCGGCGGCGAGCACGACGCGGGTGAGCGTCAGGCGCGGCTCCCAGCGCAGGAGCGCCGTCGCGACGGCCGCGTACAGCCGGGTGCGCACGGTGCCGTTGCCGGGTGCGTCGATCAGGTCGGGCAGCTCGGATCCGAACGTGCGGCGTTTCACGCACGACGCGAGCGGCGTCGTCACGATCCTGCCGATCGACTGGTAGAAGTGGTCCAGGCCCGAGATCGAGCGGCCGGTGTTCGCGTTCATGCCTTTCATTGCGGTGCGCTCACGAGTTGTCCATCGCCTTGTTCGCGATGCGTGTGATGCGGGAGGCTGATGCCCTGGGATTTCACTTCGCGGGTGAAGGTGGCCGCGCCGTCGATCTGCATCGTGGCGCCGCCGCCGGTGCCGCCGGTGCCGGTCATGCCGGATTCGAACGCGAACGGGCCCTTGACCGTCATCGCGCCGGTGCAGGTCGTCTGCGGCGCGTCGAACGTGATGCGCTCGGCCTTCACGGTGGCGTCGCGGGTCTGCACGATGACCGATCCCGGCGCGACGATGCGCACGGTCGCGCCGGCGGGCAGCTCGGCCGTGAGCGCATGCGCGGCGTGGTCGTACGTGATGCTCGCGCCGTCGGGATAGACACGTGCGTGGGTGTCCGGGCTCGAGGCAGGGGCCGGTGCGGCATTCGAATAGACGCCGCGCAGCGCGACGCCTTGCGCCGGATCGCCCATCGGGCAGAGCAGCACGACCTGTTCGCCCGGTGTCGGCGGCAGCCAGTCGCGCGTGCCGCCGGCGGTGCCGGCAACCCACGGAATCCAGTTGGTCTGCAGGCCGCTGCCGTCGGAGTCGGCGTCGCCGACCGAGACGCGGCACAACGCGGCCGCATGGTCGACCGCGAGGATCGTTCCTTTGCGCACCGCGTTGCGTGCCTGCCGTTGAATTTCATTTGCGTCCATGCAGCCATGGTGACGGTCCGGCAGCCAGGGCGCGAGCGATGGCCTGTGTCGTCGCAACGAGGACAGCGCGCACCGGATGCCGGCATGAACGCGCGCGTCGAGAATCGCATCACCGGTCAGCGTGAGGATGGCGTCGTGCGCCCTGGCGATGGGGTTGCGAGGCTGGAATGCGTGAGCGGATCGACGGCGCAGCGGCGACTCGGCGGAGGTGCGACGGGTTGCGTGGCGACGAAATGCAGATGGGGGTGTCGCGGCGGAGAGCCGCATAGACGGGACGTTGGTGCAAGGGGCACATGGAGGTGCCGCCACGGGTGATGCTGTCAATGCAGCTCGCATCGCCTGCACCGGCTGATTCGACGGCAATGCGCGAGCGGGGAAGCGGCCGATCGGCGTTGCGATCGCGGCGTGCGGATTCGTTGCGGTGGGCGAAACGAGGCGGCCGAAACGAGATGGCCGGCTGCGACGCGCAGCCGATGCAGGGACGATTGAATGTTGCGGAACACCGCGCACTCACGGCGCACGGCGTTCTCTCGACCGCACGCGACTCCGATGCCGTGTGCGTGAAGGTGGGCTTACCGGGCTTACCTGATCTGCGGCAGCGCGACCCAGGTGAGCGTGTTGGCCGGATCGACCAGCGTGTCGTCGACGTGGGTGATCACGTGCCGGCCGTCCGGCCCGGTTGCGACGTTGACGCTTTCCGTCAGCGCCAGCCGGATCGACAGGTCGACTGCCGCCGAGTCGCGAACGCCGACCTCGAAGGTGATGCCGCTCGTGCGTGCGGCGGGATTCGTCACGAGATCCGGCTGGTTCTTGCGGACCCATTCGACGATCGCGACGAACACCGGATCCGTGTCGCCGGAGAAATTCGTCGCGAGCACGTGGGCCGTGTACCGGTATTCGAACGACGGCGTCAGCGTGCCGGTGGTCGCAATCGATCCTTGCTCGACGAGCACGGTCAGCGCGCCCGGTTCGGTTCCGAGTGACGGGATGGCGGCGACGAGCGCCCGCCGCAGGCTGTCTGGCTTAATCATGCGGATGCGCTCCGTGGCGGGTTGCGGGTGTGCCGGCCTGGCATGCCGCGATCATGTCGACCTGCGCCGCGCAGGTCGCCCACGCGGCCTTCGCGAGCGTGAGCGCGGCGTCGAGCTCACCGTTGGTGCGGGGCGCGAGCATCGGCAGCGTGCAGGGGCTCACTGCCTGGCACGTATTCGACGTAAGCGTCGGCGCCGGTGAGAGCGGGATTGGCTTGCAGGCGGACAACGTCGTCAGGCAGACGAGTGCCAGCCCAGGCGCGAAGCGTGGCGTTTTCATCGGTCAATCTCCGGTTTTCAAGTCGGGTGGCGTCGAGCTTCGATGCGATCGCGGCCTGCGAGCGGTCGAGCCGGGCCTGCTGTCGGGCGCGCTCGGCGGTGTCCTGCCGCATGCGCGCGATGACGTCGTCGCGCCCGGCAAGCGCCTGTCGTGCGTCGACGATTTGCTGCCGTGCGGCGCCCAGGTCGGCGCGCAGCGCGTGCACGTATAGCGCCGCGGCGGCGCACGCGGCAAGCGCGGCGATGCAGGCGGCGAATTTCGCGGCGAGCCCGTTCATGCGGCGGACGGGGCGCCGGCCGATGCGGATCCGCCCAGCGTCGACGCGGCCGGTTGCGACGCATAGCGGTCATAGGCGCGCGCGAGCTTCACGTCGTAGAGGTTCGCCGCGTAGTCGGGGCCGTTGTACGCGCGTGCGAATGCGGCCCACTGGCGGGCGGCGAGCGCGCGGCGCAGCGCGTCGTCGGCCGCGATGTAACGGACGAAGGCGTCGAGATGCCGGGCTTCGCCGCTTTCCATGCACGCGACGAATTCGTCGATGCCGGCATAGCCGAGGCGCGCCCAGTGATAGCCCATCACCTGGAACGCGCCCCAGCTCGCGGATTCCCACGCGGCGCCGGCATCGATCGACTCGGCCGTCGCGAGACGCGTGTATTCCGCGGCGCCGCCGCGATAGCCGCCGCGTGTGCGCGACACGATGTCCGGCTGCCGCGCCGCGAACGGTGCGGGATCGATGCCGCGTGCCTGCAGCCGCTTCCAGAACACGTGGCGTTCGAACAGGATCACGGGCCGGCCGTCGGGCAGGAACCCGGCGCCGCGCGACTCGACTTCGTTGACCGCGCGAATGCACGCGAGCGGCACGTCGAGCGTGCGTGCGGCGCGTTCGAGATCGGCGAGCGCGAGGTGGGTCGGATCGCGCCGGCCGGTGGCCAGCGCGGCGCAGGTCTTCGGGCCGGCGATGCCGTCGTCGACGAGGCCGGTGTTCCGTTGCAGCGCGATCACGGCGGCTTCGGTCGCCGCGTCGTAGAGGTGCGTGACCTGCACCGGATAGCCGGCGCGGATCAGCCGGCGTTGCAGCAGGCCGACGTCGTCGCCGTGGTCGCCGAGGCGGCGGGTCTTCATGATTCATTCACTCCTGAGCAGGCGGGCGACGTTGCCGCGCGTGCCGCAGACGGACATCGCCAGCAGGACGGCGGTCGCCGTTTCGAAGAAGCCGACGGAGCCGGCATGCAGCAGCAATTCGATCGATGCGCCGCCGGCGACCGCCACGACGATCCAGGCGAACCAGGACGCGCGATGCCGGTGCCGCGCGCCGTTGCGCCGGTAGGTGAGCACGCGCACGAGCACGGCGACGTGGGCGCAGAGCGCGATCAGCACGAGCGGGAGCGGCATGTCATCCCCCCTTGCGGAACAGCGCGAGCAGGTCCAGCGTCTTGACCCGTTCGATGAGTTGCAGCGTGACGGCGATGACGAGCGCGGCCGCGAAGAACGCGGCGACGCCCGTCGAATGGATCGGGGTGGCGCCGACGATTTCCGGCGCGGCGAGATAGCCCATCACGAGCGAGATCAGCAGGTACGCGGCGCGCCGTGCGACGCCGATTTCCTTCGACGTGACGACCACGAGCGCGGCGCCCGTGAACGCGCCGATTAGCGCGTTGCCGTCGATGCCGGGCGCGAGCCCGGCGACGCCGATCGCGGCGGACAGCATCGCGGCGGTGGTGAGGTTCGGTTCGGCCATGCGGGCGATTCCAGGGTCAGTCAAACAGTTGCAGCAACGGCCGGGCGCGCGTGGCGGTGTCGAGCGGCGGCAAATGGACGGGCGTGCCGGCCGGCAGCACGACGCCGAGGCTGGCGAGCCCGGTGTTGGCTTCGAGCACCGTTTCGACGGTGCCGTCCGTGCGGCCGTAGTGGCGCCAGCACAGCGCGTCGACGGTGTCGCCCTGCAAGGTGCGCACGATCATGGCCGGCGCTCCCGATGCGGGAGCGCGTCGCAGTCGCCGGCCGGCGCGGGGTGGAGGCTTGTCGATGTCGTGCTGCTTGCCATGGCGAGGTCCCGGGCAGTAAGGCAGTGGAGAGGGTTCCCATGGTCGAGCTTCGCCGGGCGGCGTTCAACGACACGCATGCGTGGCCTGTGCGGAGACGCAGCGCGGCGCGTGTCGCGACGGGCATCGGGCCTTACGCTGTCCGTGGGGAGTGCTTGATGGGTGCTTGATGGGCACGTCACGGGCGGGTGCGGCACGAGCCGTGCAGCCGGATTGCAGCTGGCGTGAGCCGGGGCGGCCTTGATTGACCTTGTGCAGCCTTGGTTTTGCGCTGTGCGACGCGTGTCGAGCCCTTGCCGGGCAAGGGCGGGAGGAACGTAGGTAAAACTCCGAAGGCAGGGGTTGCACAGCGGATCGGCATCAGTCGCTCGGACTACGCGAAACGCGAAAAACGCGAAAAACGCGAGAAGCTGCGCAAGTCGGTGCGCAGGAAGATCGCGGCCGCGCTCGGCATCACGCTGGCGCAGCTTGATTTCTGACGCGCGGGCCGGCGAACGCGCCGGCCGCCCGGACAGCCGGCGTGCCGATGTCGGGTTGCCTCGCCGTTGTGCGAGAATCGCCCGCAACGACACTCCAAGCGACGATCGCGGCGGCCGTCCGCGCAT